ACTGGATGACCTTTCAAGAATCTCCACAACTGAAGGTAAGTGATTCCCATATCTTCAGCGATATGTGCTAATTTGTATCTTTTCGATACTCGTGACCTCACCTCTCTGTCGATGAAGTCACGAATGGTTTCCCCATCAGAAAGGTGAATCGTCAAAGCTCTCATCAACTACCGGCATTGAATTAATATTCCACACATCCAAAGTATTATAATACTTCCCATTGTACTCACGACCTCTGAGATTGAATTTCACGGTGATATCGATACCAGGTGAATAGTTCTCGATTAGTTTACACTTATCTTGAGCCAATTGGAAGATTACATCCTGAGGATACTCCCCATTGGGAACTGTTAATACGAACATTCTCACTGAGAACTTGTCGCTGATTTGTTTGATTGGCTCAATTACTTTGATTGTGCCGGTTACTGTTAATTCCATATTTGATTTGTTATGTTACTATTTGGTAAGTTACTTAAAATGCACCTCTGAACACCCACGCTGCGAACAACGTTCCGATGGTCATCAGTAATGCGACTGCGGATAAGAATCCGATGATTGCGATTGTTTTCTCTTTTAGCATTTTCTTCTCGTATCTTTTCACCTGTGGTTTGACTACTGTTTCAATGATGTATTCTGCTTTTCGGTTGAACTCATCAACGTCTATCTTCATTGTTCTTGTTGTTAATCAATGTGAATTAAAAAACTTGTCTTCCGTTTTATTGTAGGAAACTGATTCAATAGCCACAAAGTCAACTCGTCTTTTTCTGAGTCATCAATGTGGAACTCTGCATAGGTATGCACCTTGTGTCCTTGTAGGATTTCATCTTGTTGTAAATGCTGTGGAATATCCGACAACTTAATTACTGATTTTGTTATTCTTCTCATTTTTATTTTTGTTTAAAGGTTTTGTTAAATTTTTCAAATTCTGCGTCACAATATTCTTTCCCAAATTCAATAGGAGTCATTCTATATGCTATTGAAAATATAGATTTTTCCCGTTCCTTTTCCATTTCTTTGGCTTGTTGTATATGAAATCTAAAATCGGGAGTACAATTTTCTATTCCCCCAAAGTGTTCATCTACCAACCATTCTACTGCTGTTTTCATTGTTCTTGTTGTTTAGTTATCATTTCTATTTAATATATGTGGTAAAAATTGCCACTTATCCTTTAAAGGTTTCATCATTATCTACCCACTCATCCACTATTTCAAGATTTCCACTAAAAGAATATCCAGTAGCTTTTAAAAGTCCTTCAATCATTTGTAAAGCTTCATCTAGAGTTACATCGTTATGAGGTACTTCGTAGGTTATTTTGTGGTCGTATTGTTCTATTGTTATTTTCATTGTCCTAATATTTTAAATCTCATTTCTATATGTTCACCTTTACTCATTAGTTCTGTTACGTCTTGAATAAATTCGCTCATTCTTTGCCAATCTTCAACTTCCAATTTGTCTTTTGTTTGGCTAGTGAAGTATTGCTCGTAATGTATAACTCCATTTTCTAAGCTATAAAATTCGCTTTGTGTTTTCATCTTATTCTGATTTATCATTTCTATTTAAGATAAGGGGTAGCTTTTACCCCATTTGGTTTATTGATTTGTTACTTAGCCTCAAGCAATGAATAATACTCATCATAATACTCAGATGCCCATTTCAATCGGTCAAGCATCTCAATCTCTTTATCCTCGTTTCTTTCAAACGAAAGCACGGTGATTCTCTTCTCAGGTGCTATGTGATCAACACGATGGATGTCCAAGTTCTCCCACTCATTCAAGAGCTCGTTGGATGTTGTCACCATGCAATAGATTAATTCTGCCTTAGGTCGGTCATACAACATCATGTAAGCTCTCAATTGCCACTCATACAATGTATCATATCCATCCTCTGACATCACTGGAAAGGTATCCAATGACCATGATGTTTTGATATCGATGATTGAATCATTGGTAATGATGTCGCACTCTCCGGTCATGTACTCGTTCACCATTCGCACATCATTCTTGATGTATCCCTCGAATCGCACGGTGTTGAGCAGGTCAATTGAGTCCTGCTCTTGCATTAATCCTTTTTGGATGTACTTGTTGTTTATCTCACTACGATAACCGTAGAAGTTTTCCTTAGCAACTTGCTTGATGTAACTCTTTGCGGTTGCACCTACTTCGTTTTTTCCACGACCGTTGGTCATCAACTTGCCGATGGAGGATGGATGCCATTTCATAATTCCAATGCTTTAAGTTGTACTTCACTCAATGTCCATTTCTCAATCAATTGTTCCTTGGTGTACTTTCCTGCACTAATGGATGCCACTGCGGATTCGAATCTCGCATTGTCTAACGCAGGTTTCACGGGAGCCACTGCAATTGATGCTGCCTTTCCATCATCATCCACTGCCTGAAGTGAGAGAAGTGATTGCAATGTGCCTCTTCGGAAGTAAGTAACCGCACTCAGTACCTTTTGTGGATCAGTAATAATCGGTAAGGTCATGAATGATTCCACCATCTCACCCGAATCGATGTCAATGATTCGAGTCACCACATCATTTCCAACAATTGGCTGAAGTAGAATCAATCCATTCTCCAATAGAATTGGCTCGACTGCGGTGAGCAGTGCATTGATGTCGGCATATGACTTTTTGAAATGTGGATTCGTAGCATTCTTTGCTACCTTTCCAATCTGCTGCTTAGCAGTGTGCAACTTTTGGTACAGTGTTGCGACTGTTTTTGTGTTCTTTTCCATTTGTTAGCGTGTTAATTTTCAATAAAGATAGTTATTTATTTTAATTCGGCAATAAAGTTATCATAAAATTCGATGAAATCATCAAATGTCCTTGAGATATAGTACACTCCTCCGGCATCTTCAATCATTTTTTGATATACTTTTTGTGCTTCCGATTGCCTATCCTTCCCATACTTCACTTCAATCTTGACTGACCTTCCTCGAATGGTTGCCGAGATATCTGCGGAGCCTGGTGTTCCGGTGCCTTTGGTCCATTGTCCTCCCATTGCTACTCCATCGGTACGGTATTTTTTGCGATACACTCCCATTGTATTGATTCGCTCAGCTTGGCATCCACTCATCTGAAGGAATCCACATATGGATTTGGTGAGTGCATTCGCTGAGTTATCCTGCCAATTGGTGAGGAATGAATCCACATATGGCATCTTCGGATACTTTGCTCGTGTGAGAGCTCGTTCGAGGTCCTTGATTCGTTCTTTGTTTTGTTTGGTCATTTGTAGTTGTTTAGAATATAGTTGTTTTCAATATTGGTATAATCAATTCCATTTAGATTCAATGTGCGATACGCGAATGTGATCGCTGAATCAATAGTTGTTTTTTGGAGTGACTCTTGCAAAATTTGACTCCGAATTGTTTTGTATTTGTCTGAGTTGATTTTGTAATTTAAAATGTCCTTCTCTAAATTTTGATATTTCTCTTTCCAATCCATACATCTCTGAGTTTCCGATGCAATTAAATTGGTGAGTGATTTGATTTCCTTTGTCATCTATGTATATTTCAAAAGTTAATATTTGATTTTCTTCTATAAATTCAATTTTTGATTCACTTGTCATGCTCGTTTTTACAACCTCAATAATGCATGAGGTGCCACATGGAAGGTTACCATATAAATCAGCTCTATATCTGCTTCCTAACAAAGTTATTTCAGCTCTTGCATTCTCAATATAAATCTTATAATCCTTATAATTAAAAAATCCATCGTTAATTATCTGATGCTTTGCATTGTAATGTTCAGGACTTTCATTGATATAATCAATATCACCTGGATGTAATGCAAAATGCCATTTATTAATATCACCCTTTTTAGGTATTATTTGTATTGTTTTGTTTGGATATAAATAATATTTTGAATTCAATGTATCGTTAACATGAGTCAATTTATTTGTGTCATCATATCCCCATTGGTGTTTGACATCACTCATATCTCCTTTGCTTTATCGTTTAACTCATCCCAAATGTCATCCGGATCACTTGGTGTTTTATCGGTCCTTCCGTATTCAATCCATCTCCGGTTGTTTGTTTTATTCTCATCAATCTTATATCCATGATAATGACCAAAGATACTCAACCATTGAGAGAATTTCTTTTTGCTCAGTTTGGCATAATCGGTGTATTCATTAGTGAATGCCTCATGAAGCTCGTCTTTGTACAACCTTGTATTGAGAGGAAGGTTTCCATCACCCGACCAATCGTAAAACTCAAAACACGTTTCCTTGATAAATTTACGCACATCGAGGTTGGTGAATTCATGAGATACCAATCCATTCTTCAGGTAGTATTGGCAGCATTGAATCATGAAGTTGTCAAAGATTATCCATTCATTATCATTCCAATCATCAAACAACATATGACCAAACTCATCCAATGGTGATCGTGTGTGACCGAAATAATTGCTCATCTCAACTTCGAACTTCCTTCTCTCAAATGAGCCACCCACTCCACCAATTGTGTAGTTGGTTGTGATGATAATCTTGGGAGATTTGTTCACTGGTATCTTGATGGCATCCTGCCCTTTGTATTCCAATGTGATTCCCTCAGTAATCAATGAGAAGAGATTCTCAAAGTTGAAGTTTTTTTTCACATCATCAAACACCAGGAGCTGAGTATCGGTTGAAACAGTTTGATAAGGAAATCCCTTGGTGAATTCAAATGTCTTCCCATCGATTGAAGCTACCTTTTTTAACTTGGCTAATGCATTCCAAAACAATCCCTTTCCACTTCCTCCATTCGGATTCTCTGAGATGGTTTCATCGTTAAATATTATTGCCTTGTTACTCGCTGAGGTCTTGTATGAATGCATCAAATATCCAATCACCGACTTAAATGAGTTGTACTTTGCTGAATCTTTACCACTTACCAACCATAAGAATGTTCTAAACTCACTTTTATGGTGATCACTCGCGATATATTCTCGGTCAATTATCTGCCTCTTCCATACATATCCATCCAGGTCAATGTACTCATGCTTGAATATCCCTTGCTTTGTGATTTCCACCGCACAATTCCGATAATATAGATAACACTTATCCGCAGTATCCTCCATCATCTCAACTTGAGCACTATCCAACATGGAAAGGAATTCAGATGTGAAGTATTTGGTTGCACCTGCCATCAAATCATACGGTTGGAATCCAATCTCTTCCCTCGACAATAGAGAGCTGAGGGTAAAATCCTTGATTCTCTTCTCATTGGTTTCCTCAATTAGATTCTGCTCCTTCTTAATGAATGAGTAAGTATTGGAATCAGCAGGAAAGTATTTGAAAAAGTTGTTTTGTTGGAGCCAAAACTTATATTGATGGATGCTCAACTGAATTCTATTCTGATTGTTGTAAGTCCAAAAATCCTCAATGTTTCCCGTTTCCTTGATGGCATCAACGCACTTCTCAACCTCATCTTGAGTGAACTCCGGAAGTATCTTGATGATATCGTTTGTTTTTTTACCTGCTCGGATGTGCTTTTCAATCTTAGCTCTTGAGGTATTATCTTCAAAGTACCTGGTTCCGAATTGTGAGGTCTTTGAATATGCTGATTTGATTATCTTTCGAATCTCATTCTCTTTACCTCCTTCATCAAAACGAAGTATCACATTCTCGCATTCAGTTTTCTGAATTCCAAAGTCATTGAATGCAGCTGCAAGTTTAAAAAGGTTGTTGTTCTTCTCACCTGGTACCATTCCATACTTCCGTTCCCACCATTTCATCAAATTGTCAATGATACGGTTGTCCGATTTGATTGGAATCATCACATCCATTGAGCCAATTTCCTCAATCTCCGGCTCCTC